GAATAGCCGCCGTTGGCGCCCGTAGCACCACGGTTAGCATTCGACGTGAGCCACGCCTGAGCGCCGCCGAACTTGCCGGCCGTGCCAGCCGCGGCCGCCACAGACGCATAGTTGCCGCACGCGCGCTTCTCGATGTCGAGCCGCAGCGCATAGCCGGCGAGCGCGATCTGCCGGGCCATCTCCTTTTTGCCCTTCACGGTGTTGACCATCTGGGCAATGTCAGAGACAGAGATTGTCTCGTCGAAGGTCTGGATGTGGTTCTTGACAATCGCCGGCTGCGTCTGGGAGTCAGCCGTCACGTCGTCGCCTTCGATCGCGGCGTTATCGTGGTTCGAGGCGCGAACCGATTCCGTTGCCCATTCCGGGGTTCGGTTGTCGGTCGTGTCCTTGCCGCACATATTGATAAACGGAGTATCGAGCGGCGAGGTCTGCTCGATGATGCGCGACAGGTCCTCGCGGACTCGCATCGCTGTTGACTGAGTGGTATTTGCTGGAACAGCCATAGTCCTTGATCCTCAGAGAAGTTCGGCCAGCGCGGCGACGGCATCATCCATGGAGCCCGTCTTGCCCAGCCTTTCCAGATGTTGAGCGGCGCTTGCTGTGCGCCCCCCGGTGGATTGACGCGCGGTGGCGCGGACCAGCTTCGGCTTTGCCTTCACGACCTTAATGGCCGTCTCCTGGGCTGCCTTGCCGCTCCTGTAGGCCAGTGCGTCCTTGAGAACTGCAAGAACTCGGGCATCTTCGATGGCCTGGACCTCCTGCAACGTAAACCCGTAGGCTTGCGTTACGCCGTCCACGACCTTGCTTGCCGTCGCCTTGTCCTTCAACTCGGGCCAGAATTCCAAAGCCTTCGCCATTTCCCGCTGATAGCGGGCTTGAGCAATGACTCCCTGCTGTTCGGCCTGTTCCTTCTGCGCCTGGGCATAAGCAGCCTGTAGCTGCTGGCGCTCGTATTGCTTCTGCTGGTATTGCGCCGCCTGCTCGTGAAAGAGCGTCGGATTGAATTTCGGTGAATTCGGGTTGGTCAACTCGAGGTCTGGCGCAACCGGCTGCGTGGCCTGATACAGCTCCTGCACCACAGCCATCAGTTGCTGCCGAGCCTGCACCTGGGCGCCGATCTCGCGCTCGATCTCAGCCGGGACCGGCGCGGCCCGCTTGGCCTGCTCCAACTCCTGCCGCAGCGTCTGCGCTTGCTTGTAGCCGTCAAGAACTTCCGACAGCTTGAGCTTAGACGGCTCCGCGCCTTCGGCCTCGGGCGGAAGCTCGATGTAGTCTTCATCGGCATCGTCAGCCGCTTCGGCTTCAGCCGGCTCGTCCTTGGCCTTCGCTTCGGGCTCTGCCTTGGCTTCGGCTTCCTGCCCAGCGTCAGGCTTGGTAAACTTGCCGCTGTCATCGCGCGCCGGCTCGACCAAACCACCAAAGTCCAACGATGCGGCGTCCGTATCGGACATCGAAGCGACAGCGGATTCCAAGGCTGACGTGGTGTCGCCCGCTGGGAATAGGTCACTCATTGGTTTTCTCTTTCAGTTTCGCGATAGCTTCAGGCGCCCGCTCGCCGGTATCGACGGCGTTGCGGATGAACGAATTCAACTCCCGCACAGCCCGCGCGAAGTGAGCCGCATGGCGTCGGTCCTCGTCGGTCTTGGCGTCAATCATGGCGTTGCAAAGCTGTCGCTCGACGGCGGCAAAGAACTTCTGTTGCACCACCGGAGACATCAGCGGCTTTAACTCGCGCCCGACCTCCGCAACATCGGTCAGCTTGGCGATGCGGTCTGCAAGCTTACTCACTGGCGGGCGTCTCCGGTTCCGAGGCTGGCGCCGGCAACGGCTCGTTGGCGTCCTCGCCCTCATCTCGGGTCAGTGTGGCGCACGTCTTGGCCCATCGCTCGTGAGCCGTGCACCACATCGCGGTTTCTGCATCGTGCTCGTCGATCTTGCGGCGTGCAAAGCTACACTTAGGCATCGAGGCGGCCTCCTGGCCTGTCGTCGGGTAAATTGCCGTCTGCCGATGCGGCGCCATTGGCCTTCGCCGTCTTGGCGTCACCGCCCTTGCGGATGGCTTCGGCCCGCACTGCGCTCTCCTGGGCGCGCAAGGCGAATTCCTGCTGTGCTTTCCACTGTGCCAGCTCTATCTCGGCGTTGATGCGCAATACCGCCAACTGCTGCTCGCTCTGCATGCGAGCCATGGCTAGTTCTTTCTCGTTTTGCAGCTTCATGGCCATTGTCTCGCGGTCCATTTCGGTCTGCATCTGGGCGGTCTGCGTCTTGTGCTGGAACTCTGCCGCCTGGAGCTGCTGCCTCTGCTGTAGCTCAGCCTGGGCTAGTTGCTGCTTGCCCTGCATCTCGGCTTGCGCCATCTGCATTTTGCCTTGCACTTCGGCCGTCTTCGGGTCTGGTCCTGGGGGTTGCGGCTGGTAGTTCGGCGGAATCTCCTTGAAGAACTTGCCGGGGTTCTTGTGGCCCATCGCTTCGGCCATCATCGCCAACGTCGTGCGATACTCCTGCACGCCGCAAACGGGGTTGTTGATGCCCTCTTTCATGATGATCGCCTCTTGCTTCTGGGCGATCATGCCGAGGCCCATCAGCGTCCGCTCGCTGCTCTCGCCGGCCTTGCCGACGTGAACCGTAATCGTCATCTCGTCAGACCAGCGGCGCGGGTCCATCTCGACACGCTTGCCGGCAATCTTGATCATGCGCGGGCCGTCTTGGTGCGCTATCAGCAAACGCAGCACCTTGCCCATAGCCTTTTCAAGGCCCATCGCGAGCCAGCGGGCAACCTGAACCACGCGAGCATTCGCAGCGGCCTGAAGCAACTCAATGCCGCCCTTGGTATCCGTGATCGCCTGGGGCTGAATGCCCATAGCGTGACGGTTGACGCCCGTTGCTTCCTCGCTGCGGCGATCCATGTACTCGATCATGGTCAACGCCGATTGCGACGTGTCCGGCATCGTGACCGTCGTGATGGCGTCTCCAACGTTGCCCTTAACCTTGATGACGCCGCCGATATCGTGATCAAGCAGGTCGTCGAGCGTGCTGCCGTCGTCCGCCATGCGATCCTGCGACACGATCGTGCGCGGCATGGTTGACGCGGCCAGACTATCGAGACCGCGACGGAGCAGAACGGTGCGGATTTTCTGGATATCGAGGATCGTGTCTGCCAGCGAGCGACCAATCAGGCGATGCGCAACCCGGATCGGCGATTCGACCGTAAACTCGCTTTCGTCCATGGCGTCGTTTTCGAGGATGACGCTCCCGACGCGGTTGACGCGGCGAAGCTCGACCACACCGTCTCCGTCAAAGTCCACCCTCAGGTACTCGATGCACTGATCGACCTTCTTGCGCCCGCGCTCGCTGGCGGTTCCGCTGTCGCCGCCGATGTACGGCTCATCAGGGAAGCGAGCCGAAGCCCGCGCGTCGGTCAATGTGTCGTAGTCGCTCGCGGTATCGCCATTGGCCCCGCTGTCGTCGTTATCAGGGTCAAGCTCGCGGGCTTTGTCGGGGAACTCTCGCTTGAGCGCCGACAGGAACACGGGCCGCTTCCAGGCGTGATAATCGGCGTCCTCGACGGAGCGCGCACGACGGGAAACGCGGAATTCCTCGACTGGAATTGCTTCAATGGCAACGCGGCCGATCTTTGGCGTGTGCTGAATGCGGAGGTTGAAGCACTCGTATGGCTGGCCTTCGGCTTCCTTCTGCTCAACCTCGACCTCAAGAATCTCATAGTCAGGATCGGAGACGTAGCGAGAAAGCTGCTCGATCGTCACGCCCTCAACGATCTTTTCCGGCTTCGGCTGGGGATCAACCCAATATGTGCGGATAATGCCGATCTTTTGCAGCAAAGCATCAAAGCAATAGTCGTGCGTGATGACTTCGCCGGGGTTGTCCTTGTACCAGACGTGTTTCAGGTAATCCGCAGCCTGCTTGAGTTGATCGTCGCCGTCCTCTAGGCCGGGGTCATCAACCGTCACAATCTCATCAGATGGCGCAAACGCGCGCATCAACTGCGGCATGATCCAGTTTATCGTATCCTCAACGTCGTGCGTCACGACCTTGGAGCGACCATCCACCTCGTCGCCGTAGGGTTCGGCGTGGTAGCGGGACATGGCGTACTCTTGCGCCTGCGCTACTTCAGACTCGAAGAACGCGGCTGAGTCCTGATCCTCTTGCTTGAGGATGCGGATTAGATCGTCTTCGGTCATTTCCGGCCGTTTGCGCGCCATTAGGCCATTGTCCCCAATCTTGGCCGCAGCCGTTGCGCCGATTTCGCCTGCGTCGGTTCCAAGTTGACGGCTAGCTCCTTGAATGCGTCGGCATCATGCGATGACCAATCGTGCAACGGTGTTGAACGGAACACCTTGCGCTTCTCGTCAAACTCGCTGCGGTAATGACGAAGTGCGTTGAGCCCGTCTTTGCAGAGATTGGCGTCAAAGACGCAGCGCGGAAGAAACATTTTTACAGCGTTGATGCCGTCCTCAACGGAGGTCTGAGCACCCGTGTTAATCGGCCGAAGGCCAAGCGTCTCTAGTGTGTCTCGCCGGCTTTTGGCGGTCATCAGCTCGCGCACTTCAACGTCATGCGGTAGATAGTGCTTGCCGTAGACGTAGGGCTTGCTCAGCACAGCGCGGGCCGTTTCGGTGAGGCTTTGCCCTGAGACGTGATAGTGATCGATAATCCTGACCTCGTTGCCGACAACCTGACAAAACCAAACCACCGTTGCATCGTTGATGCCCAAATCCCATGCCGTAAATACAGGGATCGTTGGTTCCCACGGGACAGAACGAATGCGCCCCATGCGCGATAGAGTGTCGATCTCCTGGCCGTAGTAGGCACCACGGATCGCCGCCTCGAAGCTGCACTCGTACTCCTGGGCGTACTGATCCGCCGTCATGGACAAACGGGCGTCTTCAAGCTCTTTCGGGTCCACAATGCCAGTCTTCGAGGCCCGAAGCATGACCGTGTACCATTCAGCCGGATTGCTCGTTGCCTTGGTCCAAATGTCGTGAAAATCGTTACGGCCCTTAGGCGTACCGATGAACGTCGCCCATCCTTGCCGATCCGACAGGGCGGGCCGCAGAACTTCAGGCCATGCCCTCGGGTCCATGTCGCCGTATTCGTCAAGGATCACGCCGTCAAGATAGATGCCGCGCATCCGGTCGTAGTTGTCGGCGCCGTACAGACGAAGCCTAGCGTTGTTCGGCAGATCAACCCGCAACTCGCTCTCGTGGTGGCCAACATTGGGCAGCGGGGCTGTGTATTGCTTTAAGTATGTCCAGGCTACGTCTTTGGCCTGATTGAAGTGCGGGGCAATGTAGGCAAAGCGCGGGTTCGGCTTGTTGCATCGGAGCGCCGCGTCCACCAAGTCCATAATGCAAGCGACGGTCTTGCCAGCTCGGCGGTGAGCAACGATGCACGCCCAACGCTGCTTGCGCGCGTGAAACGGCCGAAACTCTTTGCGAGACCGATAGCCGAGATCAATGATCCGTTCGGCTGTCGCCGTGGCCATTCATCATCTCGTTGGCTTCTTCGCGCTCGACGCCTGACACAATCGAATATGCAACGGGCTTGTCTTGGTTGCCTGAGTGCTCGACGGCTGCCAGCTTCGGCTTTTCGTAACCAATGGCCGCCTTTGCTGCATCGATCCTCAGTGGCAACGGCTGCGTCGGGTCTTTGTAGACGGACATCAGAAGGGCGTGGCTATCGCCCTTGAACGCATCCGGCAGGGCTTGCTCTATCATTTGAGCGGCGGCCTCGACCTTCATAGCGCGCTCTATTGTCTTTGCCCCGTCGCTTCCTCTTCGCCTTCCGGCTCCCTCACGTCGTCCGCCACGCGCCATTTGATTTCTTTGATTTTCTATCTGCTGTTTGATTTTTCTTTGATTAAGCTGCGATCTGCAAAGGCTGGACGCCACGACGAGCAGCTTCACGCTGATAGGCGGCCTTAAACGTCTCGATGGGAGATACCTTAGTGACGGTCACAGGCGGGGCAATGTCTGCCTGGCGGTCTTCCTTGCGGCGATAGAGGCCAGCGATGAAAAGGCAGAATGCTGGAAGCCCGGTCCCGGCGACAGCCATGGCGAGGTTTGCAGACTGCTCAGCAGCGGCGGTGATGTGAGGCGTGGGCTCAAGGCTGCCGAAGCCAACGAGGGTAACCGCCTTAGCCAAGAACTGGTTCTGATGCACCACGGGGCTGGACTTGTGCTCAGTGACGGCGGCAACGTCGCGCGCTTTGGCGAGAACGGCCTTAGTGGCTTCAATGCGCTTCGTCAGGTCGGACTTTTCCTCAGCGATAGCAATTTTGCTGGCGAGGTCGTCGCGCTCCTTGGTGCGGGCCAAGCACTTCGCCTTGCAGCCGCCACGGGCCGCTTCCTGCTCAATGGCAAGGGTCGCGCTGGCGAGTTGCGCCCGGAGCGCTTCAGCGGTGACGGTGGCAGACCAAGCGTTGGCGGCCTCGAGTTCAGCCAGGCGCTTTTCCCAAAGGACCAGGGACGCCTTGCCTTCCTTCACTTCGTCTTGGCGCTGGTCATAGCGGACGTTTGCGACACCAGTGGTTTCGATGTTGTGACCACGAAGGCCAGCCGTGTAGCCGGCGTGGGAATAGAACTCGATGGCGAGCAGTGGGGCGCAAAGCACGGCAATAGCGATAGCGGACGCTGGCTTGCCAGCCGCATAAGCGCGATGAGCAGCCTCAGGACCGAATGCAGCGACGAACGTCAGGCAGGCCAGGAATGCACCGTGCTTCCAGCTCACATCAGCGCCAAATCCCCAGGACATGGCAGCAGCTACGATCAGAACCACGACGCCAACACGAGCCCAGACGCGGCCGGTGGCGTTTAGATCGCCCATCATGGCGGCGATGAAACTCTCGAACGCATTTAGCGGTTTGCGCATAGTGCGTCTCCTAATGGCGGGGCATGTCTGCCATAGCTTCGGCATGAAGCTGGGGGATACGCTCAACGGCGAAACGCACAAGCTCAAGGGCGGAAATGCCGTGTTGAAGCGCCAGGTCGATCAGGTCAACAAGGATGAGATCGGCCTCGTCCACTTCGAGGTCGTCGAGATCGTCGGTCATTTCAGCAGGGCCAGGACAGCAAC